CGCGAAGACTTGAGCAATGTCATCACCAACATCGCTCCCGAAGAAACTCCATACCAATCCAACATTGGCCGCGAAACTATTCAAAACACTTTGTTTGAATGGCAGACCGACACATTGGCAGATGCCGCCGCCAACGCCCAGTTGGAAGGTGACGATGTCGGCACATTCGATGCAGTTGTTGCGACTGTGCGTTTGACCAACTATGCTCAGATCGCTCGCAAGACCATCGTCTTGTCGAACACTGAAGAAGTGGTCAACAAAGCTGGTCGTCGTTCTGAGTTGGCCTATCAGATCGCCAAGCGCGGTGCTGAGTTGAAGCGCGACCAAGAATTCACATTCTTGAATGGCGCTGTTGCTGCTGCTGGTAACACCACCACAGCTCGCGCCACTGCCTCTTTGGGCGCTTTTGTCAAGACCAACACTGACAAGCAAACCAACGGCGTTGACCCAAGCTACACCACCTTGCCAAACAGTGCACGCACTGACGGCAACGTGCGCACCTTCACTGAAACCATTCTCAAGAATGTGATTCAAAAGGTGTGGACACAAGGCGGCACTCCAAAGATCCTGATGTGCGGTCCTGTTAACAAACAGCGCGTTTCTGGCTTCTCTGGTATCGCTTCCAGCCGTTTCAATATCAATGGCGGCGAGAAGCCTGCCGTGTTGATCGGCGCTGTAGACATCTACGTCTCCGACTTCGGCAACGTGGCTGTGATCGCCAACCGCTTCCAGCGCGAGCGCGATGCATGGGTGATCGACCCTGAGTACGCAAAGATGACCGTCCTGCGTCCTTACCAACAAGTTGAGTTGGCGAAGACTGGTGACGCTGAGAAGCGCATGTTGTTGATCGAATTCGGTCACAAGGTCTTGGCCGAAAACGCACACGGCTTGTGTGCTGACTTGGCTACTTCTTAATCACTTAAGAGGGAAGGGGGAGGAGAAATCTTCCCCCTACTTACATGGAAAAACGATTTCTTGATGCAAACCCCGACAGGGGAATCACCCGCACCTGGCACTACAACGATGACACTGGTGAGGCAACGATCCAAACATCGCAGGACATCACTGCCGTCATTGAGGCCAACAAGCGCGACTTGGCTGCCGTTGATGAGAAGGCTACATGGAAGGGCGAATGGCATCACGTTGCCAGCATTCCTGAGTCCTTGTACTACCAGATGAAGGCCGAGGGCAAGATTGATGACGAGGCTTACATGAAGAAATGGCTCAACGACGCCGACAACAAATTCTTTCGCGTGAGACCAGGAAAAGTATGAACTACATTGCAGTCTGCACCCCAGCGCGGGATCAAGTACACACGCAATACACGTATTGCCTTGTCAACATGGTGGCGTACCACACCCTCAACACCACTGATGCTGTGAGCTTGAAGATCCTGCAAGGCACACTGATCCAGAATCAGCGTGCTGATCTTTGCTTGGATGCGATGCGCGAAGGGTGCAGCCATATCCTGTTCATTGATTCCGACATGACATTCCCACAGGACATGATCCAGCGTTTGCTGGCGCATGACGTGGACATCGTGGCGGCCAACTGCGCACGGCGCCGTATGCCAACAGGACCCACTGCGCAGAACTATGACGAGAACGGCAAGCGCCAACAGGTTTACACCATGCCAGAGTCAACAGGCTTGGAAGAGATTGGCTCTGTCGGAACAGGCATCATGCTGATCAAGCGCGGTGTCTTTGAGGGCATGACTGAGCCATGGTTTGACATGCCTTGGCAGACTGGCACTCGCGGTTACATGGGCGAGGACGTGTTCTTTTGTAAGAAGGCTCAGGAGCTGGGCTACAAGGTGTATATTGACCATGATGTCTCGAAAGAGATCGGCCACATTGGCACGTTTGAATTCAGACACGAACACACTTGGATCGTCAAAGAAGAGATGGAAAAAGAGGCAGTCTAATGGCACTCACGACATACAACGAACTCAAAACCTCGCTGGCTGACTGGCTCAACCGGCAGGATTTGACGTCCACCATTCCCGACTTCATCAGCCTGGCAGAGGCTCAGATCGAGCGCCAGCTTCGCACCCGCCAGATGATTGTGCGAGCCAATGCGTCATTTGCGGCTGCTGCTGAATATGGCACTGTGCCTGATGACTTCTTGGAGGCCAAGGCCATCAAGATCAACACCAATCCAGTGACCAATCTGACGTTTCAGACCATTGACGCCATGGATCAGTTGGCCAACACCACCTACTTGTCCAGTGGCAAGCCACTGTATTTTTCGGTGGTCGGAAACCAATTCCGATTGCTTCCAATTCCTGATGGTGCATACACGGCAGAGCTGGTCTATTACGCCAAGTTGACAAAGTTGTCATCCACAGTGGCAACCAACTGGCTGCTGACACAAGCGCCTGACGTTTATCTTTACGGCGCTTTGTTGCAGGCCGCGCCATACCTGCAAGACGATGCGAGAATCCCAGTGTGGTCATCGCTTTACCAGGCAGGACTAGATCAGTTGCAGATTGCAGATGATCGCGGTTCTACATCGGGCGGTGCGATTTTGGCAAGAGCAAGGACATTTGGATGATGATTACCACCACCAAGGGCGAGATGGACGAGTCACTGCTTGAAAAGCGTGAAGGCTCTCTCGACAACGATACCGAGACAACGAGCTGGGTAGAGTATTGGTTGGATGGCGAGATGGTGCATCGGTCTGTCCACATGGCTCTCAAAAGCAGTGTCTTTGCTGATGGAATCAGTCAACAAATTTAAGGAATAAACCATGGCCAATACACAAGCGATGTGTACGAGTTTCAAGGGCGAGCTGCTGGTCGGCCACCACAATTTCGGTACTGGTGTTGTTCGCGCAGCGACCACCGCCGACACATTCAAGGCCGCCTTGTACTTGGCCTCTGCCACTGTCAATGCTTCAACCACGGCCTACAGCTCATCTGGTGAGGTGACAGGCACAGGCTACACCGCAGGCGGCGTGACAGTGACATTTGGCACGCCACCAAGCACAAGTGGCACGACAGCTTTTGTGACGCCCAGCGCCAGCATCAGCTACTCAGCCGTCACATTGTCAACAGCATTTGATGCGGTCCTGATCTATAACTCGACCCAATCAGACAAGGCAGTCAGCGTCCACACATTTGGCAGTCAGACAGTGACTGCTGGGACATTCACCCTGACCATGCCGGTCAACGATGCAAGCACTGGCCTGATCAGGCTGGCTTAAAGCAGGGGCAGCAACATGGCTGCATATGGAACAGGCTATTACGGGCTTGGCGTCTACGGCATAGGCAATGTCGTTATCAGTGGCAATTCGTCTACTGCTGCTGTTGGCAATTTACTAGCAGACCGATCAATCCAAGAAGATGGAACGATTGCCACAGGCAATGTGGGCACAGTCGGGCTGACTGTCTCAATTGCCATCACTGGCAATGCGTCCACCTGTGCTGTTGGCTCTGTACTGGCAACATCCACCAATGCCGTCACCGGCAATGCGTCAACCTTGGCGGTTGGCAGCGTCACGGCTACCAGGGTAGTTGACCTGGCTGGCAATGCCGCGACTGGCGCCGTTGACTCGGTTGGCATCACCAGCACCATGGCCATCACCGGCAATGCCGCCACTGGCGCTGTTGGGACGGTTGGCGCAGAGGTTATTTCGTTCCAAGCAATTACTGGCGTTGATGGCACAGGATCTGTCGGTACTGTTGGCAATGTCGTATCCATTGGGATCACCGGCGTTGAGTCCATTTGCGCTGTTGGTGTGATGATTGGATTTGGCTGGGGAGCCATTCCAGACACCAGCGAGAGCTGGACGCCGGATTCAGACACATCGGCAAGCTGGACACCAGTCGCTGATTCATCTGAGAGCTGGACACCTGTTTCGGACTCATCAGAAACTTGGACTGATTTAGCAGACAATTCAATCACTTGGCAAGAGGCCGCATAGGAGTTTTCATCATGGCAGATACCACCACCACCAATCTATTACTCACAAAGCCCGAAGTCGGTGCTTCAACAGATACCTGGGGAACAAAGATCAATACCGACTTGGACAGCTTAGATGCTGTCTTTGCGGCTGCTGGCACAGGCACATCTGTTGGCTTGAATATCGGATCTGGCAAGAAGCTAAAGCTGGTTGGCGATGTCATTGACACCAATGGCAATGAGTTGCTCAAGGTGTCTGCAACAGCATCTGCTGTAAATGAGTTGACACTTGCTAATGCAGCCACTGGCGGTGCGCCAGTGCTATCTGCTACAGGCGGCGACACAAACATTGGAATTGGACTGACGCCAAAAGGCACTGGTGGAGTCGTATTCCCAGCAGGCGCTGTAGGCACACCATCCATCACCACTACAGGCGACACCAACACAGGCATCTTTTTTCCTGCGGCTGACACTATTGCCTTTGCTGAGGGTGGTGCGGAGGCTATGCGGATTGACTCTAGTGGTAATGTGGGGATTGGTACGAGTTCGCCTGCGAGCAAATTAAGTGTTAGCGGCGATGTTCAGGTTCTGTCTACAAACTACTTAAATTTTACAAACACAGCGCAGCAGACTTATGTGCGTGCGCCAGCAAGTAACACACTTGCATTTGGCACAGATTCCACCGAACGCGCCCGCATCGACTCCAGCGGTAACTTGCTGGTGGGGACGACGAGTAATGCACTCGGCTTCAAACTGTATGTAAATGGCGGCAATGACAGGGGTATGTTTCTAGATGCGCCTTCTGGTTCAGGTGTTTACACAACAATGAATTTTGCACAAAACGGCGCTATTCAGACACAGCTTTTTTGGTTTAGCACTACAGATGAGTTCCAAATCCAAAACACCTCTGGTGGCGTAAAGCTAACCAATGGTGCGACTTCTTGGGCTTCCGCTTCTGATGAGCGACTGAAAGACATCATTGAGCCAATTACAAACGCTGCTGAAAAAGTTAGTTCATTGCGAGCCGTGATTGGAAAATACAAGACAGACGCTGAAGAAAAACGACGCACTTTCTTAATTGCTCAAGATGTTCAGGCGGTTTTGCCAGAAGCGGTTTACTCGGCGCAACAAGCAAGGTCAGAGGATGAAACAGAATATTTGCATTTGCAGTACACCGACACCATCCCGCTTCTGGTTGCCGCAATCAAAGAACAGAACCAACTCATCACCACCCTGACTGACCGCATCACAGCACTGGAAGCAAAATGACAACTACTTGGACAATCTCCCAACTTGACCGTCAAACATCTGATGGATTTGTAACCACTGCCCACTGGCAAGCCACAGCAGTTGATGGTGACTACTCAGCATCCACCTATGCCACCTGCTCATGGTCTGATGGCACTCCCACTGTTGCCTATAACCAGTTGACACAAGAAACCGTGTTAGGTTGGATTTGGGCAAATGGTGTGGA